CCTGCTCCTTCTCGAGGTTCGTCGACCCCCCGTCGGCCATCGCGGCGTTGTAGTCGACCTGCGCGTTGAACAGGTCGATGAGGCTCTGGCGCTCGTCGAGCTGGCCGGCCTTGATCTTGTCGGCGAGATCCTGCTGGTCCTGCTGCGCCTGCTTGCGGGCGTCGCGCAGCTCCTGCTGGGCCTTCGTCGCGTCGCGCTGAGCGTCGGCGAGGTTCTTCTCGGCGTCCTGCTGGGCGCGGAGTGCGTCACGGATCGACCGGGCGGTCTGCTTCTCGACGTCGCCGACCCGGCGCCGTGCGTCAGCGACGCGGCGCGCAGAGTCCTCGGCCGACCGGGCCGCGGCGTCGCGGGCGCGGGTGACACCCTGCTCGGCGTCGCGCAGCCCCTTGGCGGCGGTGCGCACGGCCTTCTCGTTGGCGAGGTCGTCCTTGGCCTTGTTCGCCTGGACGTCGCTCAGTGCCGAGATGGCATCACCGAGGCCCGTGAAGCCGACGATCATGATGCCTAGGCCCGCGGCGCCACCGATCGCGGCCGTGCCGATCGCGCCGATGGCCCCGGCCGCCGAGGCGAGTAGCGGGTAGAGCGTCGGCAGCAGGGCGAGCAGGCCGAGGATGCGGAAGTTGAAGATGCGGAAGCTGTTCGCGCCCTGGTCGGCGCCGGCGGCGGCCCCGCCGAACATGCTGAGGAAGCCGGACGATGCCTTCTTCCGGTTGATCTGGTCGATCTGCTCCTCGACGCGCTTGAGCATGACGAGGGCCAGCTTCGCGTTGACGCTGACGTGCACGTCGGGGCTCTTGCGCGCGAGGTGGTTGAGCTCCTTCTGCAGGAGCTTGATCTCGGCGAAGGCCTCGCCCGAGTTGATGTTGACGCCGACGTCGGCGTGCAGCCGGATGAGCTTCTCGCGGAGCGCGGCGATCTTCCGCTCGGCCTCGGACGAGTCGGCGTCGATCTTCGTCACGCCGATCGAGTCCGCGGCGCCCTTCGTGGCCTGGCGCAGTAGCGCGCCGGTCCCGCCACCGGCCAGTCGCTGGCGCTCACGCTCGGTGCGGCGCATGTCGGCGAGGCGCGCGCCGGCGCGGCGACGCAGGATGCGGTCCCGAGCCGCCTCGTCCCGGGCCGCCTTCCGGTCGATCTCGCGCTGCGCGTCGTCCTTGGCGCGAGCCTCGTCGGCCTCGATCTTGCGACGCCACTGCGACTGGTAGTTGTAGTGGTCCTGCTCGAGCTTCTGCTCGCGACGACGCTGCTCCTCGGCGGCACGCTCGCGTGCGTCCGCGGCGGCCTTCTCGGCCTTCGCGGCGTTCTTGCCGATCTCGATCTCGCGGTCGAGCCATCGCTGGGCGTTGCGGGCGTCCCGGTCGGCCTTGTCCTTGGCCGCCTTCTTGTCCCGCCGGTCGTTCTCCTTGTAGGCCTCGTCGAGGATCTTGGCGTGGCCGGCCGCCGTGCGGCGCGCGAGGTCGAGCTCGTAGCGCATGTTGCGGCCCATCTCGGACCGCTCGGCCTCGCCGGCCTTGATGCGCGAGGTGATGAGCCCCTGGTGGAACCTCGAGTGGGCGGCGCGCTGCTTGCCGAAGAACTTCTCGAGGTCGTTCAGCTCGCGCTGCTGACCGACCTTGCGGGCCTTCTCGGCGCCGCGCTGGCGGGCCTTCTCGTGCTGCTCGCCGAGCTTCTCGTGCTGCTTCTCGAGCGGCGCGTTCTGCTGCGCGACGGCGCGCTGGATGTCGTTCTGCAGGTTCTTGAACGAGGGGACGACCTGTAGGAAGATCCGTCCGGCCGAGTAACGCTTGCCAGCCGCCACAGGTCGTCCCCTTCGTCACTGGGGAGCGATGAGCCCCGCCACTAGCTTGTTATGGACCGCCTGCTGCTCTTCGCGCTCGTACCACTCGAAGGCCGTCTCAGGGCGAGTATAGGGCTTCACTGCCTTCGGGCTCGCGCTGTTGCTCTCGATGAGCGCCGCGAGTCGGTCGACGACGACGGCGAGGATGCTCGCCTCGGTGGTCCAACTGGCCAGTGACGGGCGCGACGAGACCTTCTCGCCGGCGCGCTCCCGACGCTTCCTCTCCTGCATCACCATGTCCACGTACTCCCTGTCGTTCAGGAGCACCGCGGTCGTGTATGAGTCGGCGGGGAGGTGGTCAATCAGGTTGAGGAGGAGCCGCCACTGGCGCGAGCGCCAAAGTACCCCGAGGAGATCGGGCTCCCCGGGGTACTTTGCGGCCAGATCCGCCTCGATGGCCTCACGTGCCTTGCCGAGCAGGAACGTCAGGCGGTGAGATTTCCCGGGTCGCCCATGCCGTAGTGGGCCCGGTAGAGGCTCATCAGGCGCATGACCTTGCCGGTCTCGACGCGGGTCTCGAGGAAGTGGTCACGCTCGGCCTCCTCGAGGGCGATCTCGGCGAAGCTCTCCGGGTCGTCCAGGCCCATCAGATCCTGCCAGAAGATCTGCTTGGGATCCTTGAACGTCAGGTTCTTGCCGCCGACCACCGCCACGAAGGGGACGTCGGTCGTCTCGAGCTCGAGGGTGTCGAGGTTGACGGCGATCGGGGCCGGCTTGTCGGAGCTGGCGGTCTTGGGACGGGTGGTGCGTGGTGCAGCCATGGGCAGGGCTTCCTTCTCTGGGGTGGGTCAGTCTGACCGGACGGTCAGGACTTCTTGCTCTCGGGCTTCTTCGTCGAGAAGCCGTTGAACTCGGCGCGATACTTGCCCTCGAGCGAGTTGACCTGCAGCTCGCGGCCGTCACGGTGGTACAGCGTGACCTCCTCGAACTTGTCACTCACGGACGGGGACACCTCGACGCCGTCGCCGGACACCTCGACCTGCGCGTCGCCCACTGGCGTGTCGGCAGCCTCGGACGTGTCCGTTGCGGTGCTGGTGCTGTTGGAACGACCCATCGTTGCTCTCCTTCGATGCGGCAGACGCCCGGTGCGGCCTCGCCCTGCCCAAGCATAGCCGCACCGGGCTGCTTAGTGAGGAACCCCCGACGCCAGTGACGTCGGGGGTTCCCAGTGACGACCGTCAGGGGGTGACGACGGCGTTGAAGCCCATCTGGACGAGCAGGGCGTTCCAGCCCGGCCCGCCGAAGAACCAGCGCTCGGTGAAGCCGAGGGCCGAGTCCTTCGTGCCCTGGAAGGTGACGCCCCAGCCGATGGGGTCGTCGCCGCCGCCGAAGGCCTGCTCGGCCTTGCCGTTGACCTTGGCGCGGGCCAGGAGGCGGCCGATGTAGATCTCGCCGCCGTCGCCCTCGTCGACCGCGACCGACAGGACGCGGTAGTTCTTCGCCTTGGGCCGGTCGGTCTTGGTGATGATGAGCTCGCCGTCGGCCTCGGCCGAGTCGGCGTGCAGATCGGCGCCGGTGTAGAGGCCGATCGTCATCAGCTTGGTCTCCTGCGCCACGACGGTGAGCGTGGAGTTGTCCGACGTGATGTCGGAGCGCGTCGGGCCCGTCGAGCCCCACGAGGTGACGTCGCTCGAGGCGACGTCGCTCGAGTAGGACGCGCCGTCGTTGCTCAGGAAGCCGAGGTCGCCCCACGGCATCGCGAACGGCGTCGGCGTGCCCACGGGCAGCGTCTGCAGGCGCGAGTCGGACGGGTCGGTCAGCCGGGCCGGCACGCCGGCGTCGATCGACGCGATGAAGACGGAGCCCTTGAGGGACTTGCGGATGAGCTCGGCCTGCTTGTTCTGCAGAGCCTCGTAGTCAGTGCCAGGCACGGTGGTTCCTTTCGGGGTGATCGTCAGCGTCTGCGGAAGCTGACCGAGTATGTCGCCTGAAAGCGCCTCACCGAGTCGTCGTCAGTGAAGGGCACCTCATTCGGGATGACGTTGGTCGTGACCCGGTCCAGCAGCACCGCTCTACCGTCACTGCTGACACGGTGAGGATATCCCATGAATCGCTGGTCGAACCTACGCGACAGGCGACTGGCCTCCGCGTAGGACGCTGCATAGAAGGCGACGTCGACCACGAAGTCGCCCTCGGTCTCACTGGCACTGCCGTCGAAGACGTAGGCCTGGGCCCATGGGAGCGGGCTCGAGCCCGGCGTGGGGGCCTTGACCGACACCTTCGCGACGGCGTTCTCGTCGACTGCCCACTCGGCGATGATCTGGATCGTGGCGGCCGCGTAGTCGGGCAGCTCCTTCGGGTCACTCATGGAAGTCACCCACCCTCGCGCCGGCGCGACCGAGGACGCGGAACGGCTGGTTGGAGCCGCCCTGCGGGCGGTCGGTGTCCGGCGAGGCGCCGTCGTTGGCCTGACCCGAGCCCCACTCGATCGCGGGGGCCTTGTCGTCGGTGTTGATGACCTCGGCGACCGCTCGGGGCTGCAGCGGCTCGCCGGCCGGCTTGAACATGAACCGCTCCCGCTTCCCGATGCCGAACAAAGCGGCATACGCCCCGCTGCCCTTCGGGGCCAGCCCCTGCGCGATGCCGATGACGGCATATGCCGCCTCGACGCACGGCCGGCGGATCTGGTTGCTGATGACGAACGACGACATCGGCGCGGAGCCGTCTGAGTGTCGACGGAAGTCATTGGCGCGGTCGCGCCGGTAGCGGATCAGCTCTGCCATGTCAGACCCCATAGCCCTTCGTCTGGAAGAGGATGCCGAGCGCCTTGCCCCGCTTGTTGCGCCAGTCGCCGACCACTCCCTCGACGCCCTGCTCGTGGCCACGCACGACGATGACGTCGGTCGCCCTGACCTCGAAGGGAATCGGGGCCGGACACCAGATGGTGTAGCCCGAGATGCTGACGATGCCGCGCGCAGCGTTCTCGCTCGAGGCCCGCGGCATGACGATGCAGCGCGTGAGCACGCCCACCATCGCCCCCGGCTCCTTGTCCCCGAAGCTGTTCGGCGACGCCTGGCGCTGCACGCTGACGAGCTCGGAACCCTTGGCCGCCATCAGCGACGCACCTTGAGCACGAGCCACTCGACCGGGCGGAACCACCACTTGGCCACGAGCGCACACGGGCCCTCATGGCCCGGCCAGCGCTTGCACCGGTACGCGGTCCAGCCGTCGCACGTCACCTTTGTCACTCAGACCACCCCGTAGGCGCCGTAGCCGTTGCCGACCGGCCACGGCGCGGCGCGCGGGTCCAGGTCGGGCAAGAAGACGTCGGCCCAGTTCACGCCGTAGGGCCGGACCTCCATCTCGAGCGTCCACAGGCCCGTGCCCGTGCCGCCGACGAGGCCGCTCTCGGCCTTGAGCTCGGCGAGGTATGCCGCCTCGAACTCCGTGAACTCGAAGGTCCGGGCGAACTCCTCGATCGTGCGGTCGCCGCCGATCGGGCCGATGCTGCCCTCCTGCACCACGGCGTTCGGGTTCAGGTAGGACCGCTTCGCGAGTTGCTCCGCGATCATCACTGCCCGGCGAGGAGCTGCGACGGGGTCCATCACTGTGCCGTCGGCCGCGACGCCCAGCCAGTCGGGGTGTCCCGCGGCCTCGGCGACGAGGATCGACGCCGCCTGGATGCAGTAGTCGCCATACGCCAGATTCTCGGGCGTGTCGCCCTCGTCGGCGAGCATCGCCAGTGTGGCGGCAGTGAGCAGCGGTGTCATGTGGCACAGCATACGGCAGCGGCCCCCACCTCACGAGGAGGTAGGGGCCGCCAGTGACGTCAGCGACAGGGGAGCGCCGACGTCAGATCACGGGGCCGGAGCCGGGGCCGTGAGGACGCCGCCGTCGAAGCCGGTGGCGGTGATGCCGATGCCACGGACGTTCTTGGCGGTGGCGTAGCCCTCGCCCGTCGGGTCCTTGAGCGAGCCGTCGGCGTTGCGCTCGTCGCGGATGTCGGTCAGGCCGGCGAACGCGTGGAACATCGAACGGTCGCGACCGTAGGCCGAGTCGTAGTCGGCGATCCAGGTGCCGGCGAAGCCGGACTTGGACACGCCCTGCTTGCCGGTCTTGGCGCCGGCCGGCACGACGGGCGCGACGTTCGCGACCATGAGCGCCGAGCGGTGGCCGTACCAGACGAAGTTCGGGGGCAGGTCGGGCAGCGCCACGACGGGCGTGCCGGCCAGGCGGCCGATGATGGCGTCGCGGAGCGCCGGGGTGCCGGTCTCACCGGTCGACTCGTACTTGCTGAGCCGGTCGGAGACGATCCACGCGGCCTCGACGTCGGAGCCGATGAGGAAGACGCGGTTCGCGCGGGGCGCGACCTTGTCGGCGTCGAGCAGGCGCCGGGCCTCGGCCACGACGCGCAGCGGGTCGTTGTCGGCCGTGATGGCCATCGTCCGCTTCCACGGGATGGTGCCGAACTTGGCCAGCACCTTCGCCTCGAGCTGCTCGGCGACGGACTCGGCCTGCGGGCCCACGACCTCGTTCATGAGGTCGATCTCGTCGAGCGTCAGCTGCTCGAGGGTGATGCCGGTCGCCGACACGACGTGCGTGTCGAGCTTCGCGGAGATGCTCCCGCCGCCCTGGATGTCGTCCATGACGATCGGGCCGGTGCGGGTGCGGAACTCGTAGTCGCGCGCGACGGCCTTGAGCTTCCCGATCTTGATGTTGACGACGTCACCCTCGGCACCGGTGAAGGTGCCGTCCGGCCAGCGCGTGCTGAGCCAGGGGGACACGACGTTGCGCTCGACGATCGCCAGCGCGAGGCTGACGACCTTCTCAGGCTTGACCTTGATGACGGCCATGGTGGTGGTGCTCCTTCGTGTGTGGCCGCCGGCTCAGGGCCGTTGGCAGATGCGAGCGTTGCTCAGAGGGCTGCGCCGAAGCGGGACTGGTACTCGTCGGCGAGCTTGTCGGCGTCGAAGACCTTGTCGTCGGGCTTCGGGTCGCCGGGGTTGCGGAGCTTCGATGCGGGGCGAACGGAGGGCCTTGCCTCGTCGTCGCCTTCGTCGCCGGACTCCTCGGTGTCGGCCTTCTTCCAGTTCTTGAGGAGCTTGTCCGCGTCCGCGAGCATCTCCTCTTCCGTGGTGCCGACCAGTCGCGTCATGGCGTCCTCGTCGAGGCCCTTCTTGATCGCGACCTTCAGGCGGAGCTTCTCGAGGTCTGGCTCGTCGGCCTTCTCGGCCTTCTTGCGCAGCTCCTCGTTCTCCCTCTTGAGACGGTCGGCCTCGCTCTCGCCCTCACGTGCGGCCGCGTCCGCTGCTGCCTTGAGCGTGTCGCGCTCGGCAGTGACGGTCTCGGTCTCGGTCTTCGCGCGATCCTTGTCGCCCATCAGCCCGTACACGTAGCGCTTGAGCGCCGGGAGGTCCAGCTTCTCCTTGGGGTCGGCGCCCTCGGGCACGTCCTTCTCCCACGGAGCCACGAACTCCTCGAACTTCGGCAGAACCATCTCGTTGCCTCCTACGGCAATCGCCCGCAGCCTCCTGCGACCACGGTGCTAGTGGCGATCATACACACCCATTCCCATAGGAATAGTGGGACATCAGTGTGTCGTCACTGCCTACGCGGCATACGCCTGACGCCAGTCCTGCATCGTCGGGTTTCGGCCGTGCAGCCGGTTCGTCTCGTCCGAGAGATCCTTCCAGCGCTGCTCGAGCTCCTGAGACAGCTCCGGCCACTCGTCATGCGAGCGCGACGTCACTGGCCGAAGCGAGCACGAGCAGTGATCGTGCACCTTGTGCTTTCCTGGGCCCTCGAAGCGGGCATCGCTCTCGTCGAAGCTGTCGTCGTCGTAGACCGGGCCGCGGCTCGCGAGCGCCGCGCAGAAGAAGCATGGCCGGCCCGACGTGACCCGGATCCAGCCGATGACGCGCCGGTCGGCCCGAGCGGTCTCGATCGCCGAGTCGCGCGAGACGTTCACGGCGTGTCGCGCCGCGGCGGCCCCCGCCATCTCGCCGGACTTCTCTACCTCGCGCTGCAGATCGAGGGCTCGGCCCTGGTCCATGAGCTGCTGCGCGCGCTCGCGCTGCGGGATCGGAGCCTCCGGATCGGTCGACCGGCGCAGGAAGGCCTGCTCGAGGAGCGAGTTCTGGCTCCCGAAGACCAGCGGCGGCGTGCCGGCCGGAGCCATCGGCTTGAATGCCTCTGGCGCGGCGGCATATGTCGCGTCGATGCGCTTGCGGGCGCTGACCACCCCCGTCACCCATAGCGAAGTGCGGACCTGCTCGAGCGGCGGCGGCTCGGCGATCACCGTGCGCAGCGGCTCTTTGCCGGGCAGCGTCAGGCGCGACAGATCCGAGAAGTACGTCGCCGTCTCGTCGGCGATCTTCGTGCGCACCGCCATCGAGATCGCGGTGCTCTTCTCGAGCCAGTCGTCGACCGCCGGCGTACCGCCGAGGATGTCGGCGACCGTCAGCCGCTTGAAGAGCGCATCGACAGTGAGCGTGATGCCCAACTGGCGCCGCGACAGCTGGGCGCGGTATGCCGCGTCCAGTCGCGCGAGCTCGGCCTGCAGGCTCATGCCCCGACAGGCTGCGGCTGGTTCTGCTGCGCCGCGGCCTCCTTCGTGATGCGATCGACCTCGGCCAGGAGTGCGTCGATGCCGCCAGAGGTGGCCAGCTTCTTCGCGCGCTCAACGTCGGAGTCGGTCCAGCCGGGCACGCGCTCCCACAGCATCTCGACCGGCACCTTGAGGTTCGTCGCGAGCATGCCGAGCGCCATCGCGGCCTGCTCGAGGGAGCGCGACTCCGTGTCGCGCCACTTCGCCTGCATGTCGTAGGCGCGGGCCTCGACCTCGTCGCGACGAAGGTGCGCGTCGAGGCGGAAGAGCTGCTCGTGGCTCTCACCCCACGAGATCCGGTGCTCACGGCTCTTACGCTGCAGGCCCGACTCGGCCGCGGCGAGGGACTCGGCCTGCAGGTTGCTGGCGAGGCCGAGCATGTGGTGCGGCGGGGTCTGTGACAGCGCCGACAGGTCGCGCAGGTCGGAGTCACGGGCGTTGATGAAGCCGGCGAGGTCCGTCGCGTCGAGCGTGCCGAACTTGGTGTCCTTGCCCTCCGCAATCAAAATCGACTCCATACGGAGCTTGATCTTCTGCGCCTCAGCCTCGGACGACGTCGTGGGCTTGATCATGCCGGCGATCCAGCGGATCTTCCAGGCGCCGAAGCGCTGCACGATGAGGCGGTCGAAGGTGTCCTGGTCGATGCGGGCCAGCAGCGGCAGTATGCCCATCAGGTCGGAGTTGGCCCGGCCGTTGATGTCCATGTTCGGGGCGTAGCGGACCACCGGGCACACGCGCGAGCCGTGCAGATCCTCGCTGATGTAGACCCACTGGTCGACGCTCTGGCCGTCGGCCTTGCAGGCGAGGTAGTAGACGCGCTCGGAGTCGAAGACCCGGACCGTCCAGCCGTCCTCGATACCGAGCGCCGATGTCGTCGGCGCGGCGAGGATGGCGATCTCGGGCCACTCGTCGTCGTCCGGGTGGTAGAAGGCCGCCATGTCCATGGCTGATGCGAGGTGGTACTTCGACATCGGCTCACCGGTCAGGCGGTCGGTCGACTTCTCGCCCCAGACGAACGCGAGGCCGTGCGCGCACGAGCCGCGGTACAGTGCCGGCTGCTTCGCGTCCATGCCGTTGCGCTGCCACGTCGCCCAGCCCTTGAGGTTCTGCTCACTGCCCGGCATCCGCATGCCGGTGAGCTCGGCGTTCTGCACGACCGAGGTGACGATGAGGCCGGCCCAGGCGTTCGGGCTCTTGCTGGCCAGCTCCTCGTACTCCGGCTCGGCGCCGCGCGGGATGTAGAGGCTCGACTTCTGCTCACCGCGGTGCCACTTGTCGAGCTCCTCGGCCTGCATGCGCTGGCGCAGGAAGGATGGGAAGTACGTGTGGGCCAGCCCGCGCACCGCGCCCTGGGACATTCCTCGAGCCATGCCACGGTCCTCGTCTCTCGCTGGCTTGTCACTGCTAGGGGTCAGCATATCCGCTAGAAGGCAGAAGCCCCCGGCAGGCGGTCAGTGACGCGCGCTGCCGGGGGCTTCGTGTCGACCCCTCGACCCACTCCCAGGAGGAAGTGACGTCAGGATAGCACCACCAGTGACAATGTCGGGTATCGCTGGGGCAGCGGAGCCGGTTCTCCCAGCCCTTCACTGTCGCGGACCCCGGCCGGTGATATATCCCGACCCCTCCCGCGCCTCGTCCTATATGGGGTGCCCCAGCGCCCGGTGTCTCGCCAGGGACTCGAACCCCGGACCGTCGGCTTAAGAGGCCGCTGCTCTACCAACTGAGCTAGCAAGACGAGAGGGGTGCGCCCGCGCCGGGAGCCCCCTCCACGGCGCGGGCGCGATGACCCTCAACAGTGACGACGTTACCAGATAGCTCCGACGTCGTCCTTCTTCTCCTCTTCCTTCTTTCGGTTCATGACCATCCGGCGCAGCATCCGGGCGCCGACGACACAGACCGCGATGTCGATCTTGCGCTTCGACGTCCTCGAGCCCTTGTGCAGCGAGGTGCCGTAGCCCTTCGGGTGGTCATAGGCCCGGGCGTTGTGGAGGTGGGTCAGCATCGCCGGGTGCCCGTCGATCTGGAACGCCGGCGCGTACTCCTCGACGTCGTCCTTCTGCTCGAACTCGCCCTGCGTCCGCTCGGCCGCCTTGACGAACGTCTCCTGGTGCATCGGCGACGTCATGTCCCACATGATCGAGTGCTGGTTGTCGCCGCTCTTCGTCGCCCAGAACAGGTAGCGCTCGTGGTAGCGCTGGTGCCAGCCGTCGATGTAGCCGTCCCAGTAGCGGGTGTCGTCCTCGTCGTCGATGGCGTGGCTCGGGTCGGCGAAGAACGCGACGACGGTGAAGCGCTCGTGCGCCTGGTCGACCCGCGTGTCGCCCATGCT